GTATTCTTCAGGTTGATCCTTACTGGACTGCTCCTATGCTTGACAACGCAAGCTCTAGCCAGCCTGACACATTGCACTTTTACGAGCCGACCTGGTGGCTTATCAATGGAAAAAAGGTGCATCGCTCGCATCTAATTGTTTTCCGCCATGCAGAGCCAGTAGATATTCTCAAACCCCAATACATTTACGGCGGAGTACCTCTTACTCAGCAGATCATGGAAAGGGTTTACGCAGCAGAACGCACCGCTAATGAAGCACCACAGTTAGCCATGTCAAAACGGACAACAGTTTGGTACACCGACATGGAAGCTGTTATGAGTGATACCTCGGCAGCAATGGGCAGACTGCAACAATGGGCATCTTATAGAGATAACTACGGCATTAAGCTCGGCGATAAAGAAGGAGATCAATTCCAACAGTTTGATACTGCCGTTGGGGACATGGATTCCTTAATAGATTCTCAATATCAGCTAGTGGCATCTATCGCAGGAGTTCCAGCCACAAAGCTATTAGGCACATCCCCTAGAGGGTTTGGGGCAAGTGGAGATTATGAAGAAGCAAGCTATCACGAATTGCTTGAATCATTGCAGACCAATGACTTAACCCCATTGATTGAACGCCATCATGCTTTAGTCATTAAGTCTTATGTAGAGCCACAGCTCGGCATCAAGATGGATGTTGAAACAACAGTCCATTGGTTGCCGTTAGACACACCAAAAGCGCAAGACCTTGCCGCTACTAACTTAATCAAAGCTCAAATAGACCAAGCCTTGCTCACAGCAGGCGCAATATCTAGCGAGGACATTCGTCAAAGAATAGCAACTTCCAAAGATTCAGGATACAACGAATTGGGCAATGACAAGGATTTAGACCCATTCGAGCAAGAGTTTTTGAAAGAGAATGAAGCGATAGAAAAACAGGCAAAGACAAAGTTAGGCGAAGTCCAAAACAATGCCAAAGGAAAATAAAGCAACGGGAATAGAGGGTAAAGCCTTAAGACCTAATGTTGCCATTGGTTCAGACTTTGCTAAACCCACGCTAGAGCTAATGGGCTTGATGCACAGGGATATATTGAGGTGCTTAAAGTCGGTATTTAATGAAACGCAATTCAATGCTGCTATGGATGCTTCTATCACTAGCCAAGCCCGTATTGTTTTGAATTGGCTATTAAAGAAATGGCAAAAGCGATTTGACGAAGTGGCTAAGAGTTCAGTAGAAAGAATGATTGCCCGTACCGTCAAGAATACAGAGGTTACCCTAGGGTTATCCCTAAAGGATGTAGCTGAGAATTTTAAGATTGATACTAGCTACCGCAATGAGCAAATAAACGAAGTCATCAAGGCAAGCACCGAGGAAGCGGCAGGGCTGATTAAGACAATACCTCAAAGGTATTTAGGCGAGGTTCAGGGCGAAGTGATGCGAAGTATTACGACTGGCAGAGGATTGGCTGATTTAGTGCCTTACCTTACCAAACGATACCAAGGTAATGTTAAGAAAGCAAAGCTGACAGCGTTAGACCAAACCCGTAAGTCTTATCAATCTATTAGCACCGCAAGGCTAAAGGCTTTAGGCGTAAAAAAATTTATATGGGTTCACTCAGGTGGCGGAAAAGAGCCTAGAATAGAACATATTAAAATGGATGGGAAAGAATATTCTTTTGATGACCCGCCTGTGATTGGTACTATGTATGGGCGAGAAGTTCGGGGATTGCCCGGGGATTTGCCAAATTGTCGCTGTATAAAAAAGCCCGTTATAACTTTTGATTTAGAGGAACAATAATGAAAGACAAAACAAGTGCCGTAGATTCTATGGCTATTAGCATAGCTTCAAATAATGGCATTGGTGAATCATCAGGTGCTCATGGAGTTTATACAGTTAAGTGCTATGAAAGTGAAGGCGGCAAACTGTTATGGGATGCAGAAGCTAAGATTGCTCCTAACGTGGTTTGTACTTTGGGCAAAAATCTAATGCTTCAATCCTCATTACAAGGTTCAGCCTATACGGTTACTGGTCCTTACATGGGCTTAATCTCATCTGTAGGCTTCACAGCTGTAAGCGCAGCCGACACAATCGCTTCTCATACAGGATGGAATGAAGCAGGAACAACTAATGCTCCTACTTTTGCTGCTCGAGTAGCTCCTTCTTTCTCTACTCCAGCAAACGGCTCAATCTCAACATCAGCACCTACTAGCTTCACGATGACAAGCTCTGGCACAGTACAAGGTGCTTTTATTGTTTACGGCACAGGTGCAACAAACGCTATTGGCAACACAGGCGGAGTATTGCTATCTGCTGGGGTGTTTACAAACGGCGCACAACCAGTAGCATCGGGCAATATCGTTCAAGTTAACTACGGTTTAACTTTATCATAGGGTAGGTTTGCCTAATATATTAGAATATAATGGTAACTTCTTAATTTAGGAGTTACCATGAAATATTCGGATTTAAATTTAGTAGGACAACAATTTGGCAGGCTTACGGTAATAAAAGACGCAGGCAGAAAACGTAAACAAATATTGTGGGAATGTTTATGTGTTTGCGGAAATACAAAATTAGTAGTTTCAACTTCGCTAAGGAAAGGCCATACTAAGTCATGCGGATGCCTGCAAAAAGAATGGCAACAGTCGAAAAAAACTCATGGAATGTCTGGTACTAATTTGTATTTAGTCTGGCAAGCTATGATTAACCGATGTGAAAGACCTAAAACAAAAAATTATGCAGACTACGGTGGCCGTGGCATAAAGGTTTGTGATCGTTGGCATAGTTTTGAAAATTTCTACGCTGATATGGGTGAAAGACCCAATAGGTCATCTATTGAACGAATAGATAACAACGGCAACTATGAGCCATCAAATGTAAGGTGGGCTAATAGAGTAGATCAAGCAAACAACAAAAGAAACAATCGACTTCTTACTTATAACGGGCAAACAAAATCAATATCCCAATGGGCTTCTGAGCTGGGAATAACTTTTCATGCAATAGAGCGCAGAATAAAAAACGGCTGGAGCATAGAAAAGGCTTTAACTTTTGTACCAAAAAACACAAAAAAACCAAACGCACGGTTTACAGACGATCAAATAAACACGATCAGAGAACAATTTTTCATCAAAAGTTCGGTAGAATTAGGAAAAATATATGGGGTGAGTAAAACCTCCATATTAAATATTTGTAAACGTAAAACGTATTCGGATGTTTTATAAAGGATAAGTCATGGCAATCGCACAAGGAACACAAGTAACGCAAGTCATTGCTGCACCTATTGAGGGTACAGTCGTTGGCTATCAAGTAGATGGTCAGACCGGAGAAGTGCTTAACTTAGTAAAGTATGAGCAAGAAGGTGTCGAGCACTTTGGTTATTTTTCAGACAAACAGTTAGCTATTAAGGGATAAAAAATGCCTTTAGTGATAGCAGATCGTGTAGCCGAAACAACAAATTCCCCCGGAACTGGCGCAGTTACTTTGCTGGGTGCAGTTTCGGGCTATCAGGCTTTTTCGTCTGCTATTGGTGTAAGCAACACCACTTATTACACGATTGCAGACCAATCGGGGGCTAATTGGGAAGTGGGGCTTGGAACGCTAACTAATGCGACTACCTTAGCTAGAACAACAGTATTAGCATCTTCTAACGCTGGCAGCGCAGTTAATTTTTCAACAGGTTTGCAAAATGTATGGGTGGATTACCCATCCTCACAAGCCGTATTGCAAAATAGCTCCCCTACTTTCTCATCTGTATCAGTAGCAAATGCAAACGGTACTGGTCAGTTTGGGGTTAATGCTGGTGGTCCAGCGGTTATATCTAGCTCTGCAACAGACCCAAACAATGCTGGTGTATTGATAACGGTAAATGGTTCTACAGATTTAACAATAGATCAAGACATATTTCCAAAAGGCGGAACAGTTGGTCAGACGGCAGGATTTATCCGCATCCCTTCGGCAGCAGGGAACGCAGGAACTCCAGCAATTAGCGCACCAAATACATCACCATTGCATTTCAATAGTGCTACAAATACTCTAAGCATATAT